GCTCGGTCACCATGCCGGTATTGAGCTGCTTGAAGGATTCCGTCCACTCTTTGACGATCTCATTTGTTTCGCGCTTTCCATCCGTCCAAACAGCGATGAGGTTGTCCTTCCACTGCTGCATGTTTCGAACGGCGTTCTCGTTGGTGAAATCCTCGTCGGTTAGTCCAAACTCAGAAAGGCCGCCGTTGTCGTAGATCGTGTTGCGGTCGCTGTTCGCCCATTCGTCTGCGACGTCCATCATGCCTTCCATGGCTTCGCGCGCTGCCTTTGCGCCAGAGACGTAGTCATCCAGCGCAATCGCACCTGCAATCACTGCTGCGGTGAGAGCAACCCATGTAAGCGGAGATTTTCCAACCACGCTCATGAACCCGCTGAACCCGCCACCAGCAGTTCCGACCGCGGTAGAAAACTTCCCGATAGTTTTGGTGACGTTACCAATCCCGGTGGATAACTTTCCAATCGTAAAGATCCCGGGGCCAAGCGCAGCGATTCCAACGCCCCACTTGACCAGCGTCATGCGCTGCTGCTCATCCATCGCTTGGAATTTCGCAAGCAGGTCATTCGCACCTTCAACCATGCTCCGCACGGTCGGGTTGAGGTCATCGCCAATCTGCTGTGCGAACAAGACGGCTGTATTTTTCAAGTTTGTCAACCTGCTCGCAGTTGTTGCATATCGCTTGTCTGCTTCTGTTGTAAGCGCGGTGTTTTCGCTCCAGGCCGCCGTTGCGGTCACCTGTGCATTTGCAAACAGCTCGGTCGCGTTGGTGGCACGCATCAAAGTATCGCGGAGGCGAACCTCGCTGATTCCCATATCCTCAAGAGTGGAGATTGCAGAAACGCCCTGTTCGTCCATCTGCGAAAGCCCTACGATGAACGCCTGAATCGCCGAGGAAGGATCTGTCTTCCAAAGGTCGGAGAACGCCTTGGTGGTCATGCCAGAGACCTTGGCGAAGTCCTTCAAGCTTTCGTTCCCGGTCTCGACCGCAACCTGCATCTGAATCATAGCTTTCGAGAACGCCGTGCCGCCAGCTTCTGCCTCGAGACCGACCGATGAGAGCCCGGTGGCGAACCCAAGGATCTGGGCTTCAGACAAACCAACCTGCGATCCGGCCGACGCCAGCCTGGTCGCCATGTCAAGAATAGAACTTTCGGTCGTGGCGAAGTTGTTGCCAAGGTCGACCAGCGCCGATCCGAAGTTCTGGAACTCGCCCTGGGCCATCCCCGTGACGTTTGCGAACTGGGCAATCGCCGTAGCGCCATCGGTCGCCGCAATGTCGGTCGAGTTGCCAATGTCGATAATCGTCTTGGAGAACGTCATCAGGTTCTCGTTTTGGATGCCCAACTGGCCGGCATTGGCGACAACTTCAGCAATATCATCAGCGGATGCTGCGACCTCTGTGGACATCTCTTTAATCGAGTCCGATAACTGCGCATATTCATCCTCGGTGGCGTTCACCGTTTTGCGGACAGATGTGAATGCGCTCTCGTAATCGATCGATGCCTTGAGCGCCGCTGCGCCTAGCGCGAGGATCGGGGCGGTTCCATAGCGAGTTAGGTTTTTTCCGGTCGTCACAAACGTGTCGCCGAGCGTTTTTGCCTTCTTGGAAAAAGCATCGAGCGCGTTTCCTGCCTTCCTCCATCCAGACTGCATCGTCACGAGCTGAGCAGAAAGGCTTTTGATCTCCGCTTCAGTGGCCTTGGCCGCGGCCTTGGCGTTGTTGAGGTTCGTGGCCGCCTTTGAATAAGCGTCGGCGTTGTTCTGCATCGTCTTGCTGTTGGCCTTGATCTGGCCTTCCAGCTTCGCAATTTCGTCGCCGAGTGCCTTGTATTTCTCCTGCGCGGCCTGAATCTGCGAAAGAGTGTCAATCTCGCCTTGCGTCTTCTGCATCGCACCGAGTGGCTTGTTCGCCATGGCGGCGTACTCCGCCATCTTCGCTGTTGCGGCGGTCAACCTGGCCGAAACGTCCTCAGATGAAAGGCCTACCCCTTTGAGCTGTGTCCCGAGGCGCTCATACTCGGCGCGCGCTTCTGTCAGGCGGGAGGTGAGCTGGGTTTGCTTTGCCGATGACGCCTCGAGCTTTTGATTCGCGGCGATCAATGCGCGGGAATACTGCTCGACCGCACGCGTCTGCAGTGTGTGCTTGTCGCCCAGCATACTGAGCTTGTTACGCAGCCCGTCCACGGTCTTTTCATATTTCAGGACCCCGGCCCCCGCCAGCGTGAACGCGCTCTCCGCCTCTTTGATCTGCTGGTTGATCGTGCGCATGTTGCGCGAGAAATTGTCACTATCCAAAGACAACGCGACTACCAACTCGCGTAAAACTTCGCTCACAGACCCACCTCCCCATAAATCTGGGGCGTGCGATGCGCACGCCCCGAAAGACTAAACCGTCGCAGCCGTTCCCCACACCTGATCGATGTATGCGTGTTTGGGAGGCTTTGATTTAAGCTCGTGTTTTCGATTTGCCTCCCAGGCGCGCAGCCGCAGGAATCCGAGCATGTCCATTTCGTCGATGTCCTTCATACGCCACCCAGCTTTGAGCAGCGCGTTGTATGTGCTGTAGATGTAATCCGGTAACGTCAGGATTTCGCCGGAGGCGTCCTCTTCGGCTTCCTCTTCAGCAGTTCCTCTGCCACCTGCGTCACCGGCTTCGTAGGGAATTCATCCAGCACCTCCGTGGTCTGCGTTTGCACAGCCATCAGCGCAAGCGCGATGTCGTGCATGACCCGATCAACCGGGTACTTGTCATACACATCGTCTGGGGTGAACTGATTCCCAAAGAGAAGACAGAACCACTGAACCATCGTGTCCATTGCTTCTTGGATAGTTAGGCCGTCGTTCGGGTCCGATGGCGAGCCATCCTCAGCCGCCTCCGAAGCCTTAACGATCTTTGCGTACATTTTTGCCGCAGGACCGATTTCGCGAAGCGCGCGGCCTGATATGAATTCGACGGAGTATCTCTCGCCTCCGAGCGTGCATGTGATCATATTTTCACTCCCTCAATTAAGCCGCGCTGCCCCAAAGAGCAGCGCGGCGCTGGTCGTTGGCTATTGCTTAGCCGCCGGTCGAGAAGTCCGCCGTGTAGACGGACGCGAGGAACGTGGCACCCATGGCCTCAGTGAAGCCGTTCTGGCCAACGTCCGCGATCGCCTGGTACTGGTCATCATAGGTGCGCTTGATGGCGACCCACTCGACCTCGCCGGTCTGGCGCGTGACGGTCTTGCCAGCTTTCGTGGAGTAGCTCTCAGTGACGGGCTTCGCACGCACCTTGAAGAGCCACACGAACCGAAGGGTGTGGTCGGCTTTCTCGCTGGAAAACCCGACCGCGAAGTAGGGCGGCGTGTCACCAGCCTTGCGGATGAGGACGCCGTTGTTGTCGATGGTGTTGCCGAAGATCATTTCCTGGATCGCAAGGGGGATGTCCGCGACCTTGGTCTTGAACGCAACCTCAGGATCCGGGTAGAGGACGTCGCCCTCCACATCGTCGTAATACTGAACGTCAGGATCGGCGTTGTTGGGGGTCACGCTGGCGTCGATCGCACCGGCAACCGCCTGAAGCGTGCCGTACGTCACACCAGCACTGGTATCCGAAGACAGAGGCGCGATCACCATGTTTTTGAGACCGATGGTGGACGCGACCGCAGGAGCCGCAGTTGTGGGCATGTATTTTTCCTCCTTATTTCTTTGTCAGCTCGTCCCGCAAAACACGCTTGATTTCCTCGTAGGCGTCACCCGACCGAACGTCGAATGCCGGGCGGACGAACGGATGCGCCGGTGCGGGCGCCGGGCCTCCGTGTCCAAACTCTACTGGGTTTGCGTAGTACGCACCCATGTCCTTGTAGTGAACGCCGACTGTGATCCGTTTTCGCCTCGCAGTTCCGATCTTGATAGAGTCGCGAAGTGTGCCTGTGACAACCTGCGGATCGGAAGAAGCGTTGGTCCGCATCTGTTCTGCGAGAGGCGAAGCACCAGCCAGCAAGGCTCGATTTGTACCGACATCAGAGTCCATTGCTTCTGCCATCGCCAGAATGTCGTTTTCGAGCTCGCTGAACCCATGTGTCTCTATACCCATGCGCTCGCCGCCTCCTCAATCACCCACGTCCAATGGGTCCCGTATCGGCGGGCGGCTTCATCATAGGCGGTTTCGGTTCCAGGCCCACTGTTCGACTCCTCCACCATGGAGAACCCCGCCGCGTACATCGCGCTTCGTATCGCGCGTGCCGCAGCGGTCGGGTCGCCCTTGCTCCAAAGATTGAGGTAGACGTATGTCTTAAACGCCTGGGCCCAATCGTCATGGTGGGATGCTTCGGTCGTCATGGTTGAATAGAC